GCCACTGGACTCCATTCAGTCACCCTCAGATAACCATGCGCTACACAGTGCCTATCTTCATCGCTCGTCAAGAGTTCAAGCACATCGTAGGCTTCACTCGTAATGAGATTAGTCGTAGGTATGTTGATGATACTCCTGAGTTCTATGTTCCTGAAGTATGGCGTAGTAGGCCAGAGGGAAGCGTTAAGCAAGGCAGTGGTGTCCCCTGTGGCAACCAAAGCTCGGCAGCTTTTTATGCAAGAGAGGCTACAAAAACAGCTTTACTAGCTTATAAGTATCTCCTTGAGGATGACAATGTAGCACCAGAGCAAGCACGTATGGTCTTACCTCAGTCCATGTACACCTCGTATTACATCACTGGCTCACTAGCAGCCTTTGCTCGTATGGTTAAGCAGCGCAGTGACCCTCATGCTCAAGTAGAGATACAAGAGTTAGCTAAGATGGTTGATGAGATTATACGTCCTTTATATCCCGTGTCGTGGGAGGCATTGACTGATGATTGAAACATTAATGATGGTACTTGTGTGCCTCGGATTCCTAGTGGTCTCACTAGCTCTAGCTTTTAGCTTTGCTATGAATGCATACCTAGATTACCTAGAAGCATCCGTAGCTATTGAACACGGCATTCGTATTGTGACTGAACGTAATAAAGAAGGTGAACCAGATGACGACCCTATTGATTGATGGTGACATCGTAGCCTACCAAGCTGCCTCTGCCACTGAAGTTCCTACCAAGTGGGACGATGACTTATGGACGCTCCATGCTTATGAGTCAGATGGACAGGAATTGATTAAGAAGAAACTAGCAGCAATGCTTAAACAGACAGGGTGTGACGACTTCAAGTTCTACCTGACAGGTAAAGAGAACTTCCGTTATGACGTTTTAGAGTCCTACAAAGGTAACCGCAAAGACACACGTAAGCCTATGACATTAGGTCCACTCAAGCAGTGGATGGTTGATGAATACAAGGCTGTGTTGCGTGAACCCTTTGAGGCTGATGACCTGCTAGGTATCCGTGGTAGTGATGGTAACGACACCATCATTGCGTCTGAGGACAAAGACCTCAAGACCATACCATGTAAGTTCTTTAACCCTGCACACCCTGATGAAGGTGTGGTCACTATCAGTGAAGCTGATGCTGATATGTACTTCTTCTCACAGGTCCTCACTGGTGACGCTGTAGATAACTACAAAGGTTGTCCTAAAGTTGGCCCAGTTAAGGCCCAGCAAATCCTACACAAAGCATCACTCAATATCACTGACCTGACTCTACGTAATGTAGCAATCTGGGAAGCTATCGTAGCTACCTTTGATAAGGCTGGACTCACTGAAGATGACGCACTAACCCAAGCAAGATGTGCACGAATCTTAAGGTTCGAAGACATCGCTGATGATGGAAGTATTATTTTATGGAATCCCCCCGTATCGAGCCTACCCTAGGAACTGACCGCCAAGAAGGTGGTGACCACTACGCTCACCCTATCCAACCTATCGAATACATCATGAAGAATGAACTCGACTTTTGTGCAGGAAACATCGTGAAGTATGCGACACGCGCTCCACACAAAGGTCAGTTTGAATCTGATGTTAAAAAGATAATTCACTATGCCGAACTCTGGCTAGAACTCCAACACCAGAAGTACGACTGAGAATAATTATGATTATAAAATTTTACACTGAAGGCTGTTCCCCTTGTTATGCAATATCAGTGTTACTGGACAAGATGATGGTTGAGTACGATGAAATTGATATTGGCAAAGACATGGACTCGGCTATTGACCATCGCGTTAGCAGCGTTCCTACACTTATTAATACTGTTACTGGTTCTCGGCTGGTTGGTTTCAAAGATAAAGCGACAGTGGAGGATTGGATAAATGTCAATCAAGGTTGATTACTCACGTAATGAATTGCTCTCAGAGCAAGCACATACCTTACTCACTGACTACTACTGTCGTGAAGGTGAGGACCCACAAGATGCATACGCACGTGCCGCTACAGCATTCTGTCGTAACGACTACGACTTAGCTCAACGTATCTATGACTACGCTAGTAAAGGCTGGTTCATGTTCAGCTCACCTATCTTATCTAATGCACCTGCACAAGGAGAGAAAGTCCGTGGACTTCCTATTAGCTGTTTCCTATCTTATGTACCTGATTCTCTCGATGGCCTTATTGGACACACTACGGAGCTACGTTGGCTTTCAGTCAAAGGCGGTGGAGTGGGTGGTCATTGGTCTGACATCCGCAGTGTTAGTGATGTTGCTCCTTCACCTATACCATTCCTAAAGACTGTCGATAGTGACATGACTGCCTACAGACAGGGTAAGACTCGCAAGGGTTCTTATGCTGCCTACATGGACATCAGTCACCCAGACATTATTGAGTTCATTAACATCCGTGTGCCTACAGGTGGTGACCCCAATCGTAAGGCGTTCAATATACACAACGCTGTGAACATCCCTGATGCTTTCATGGATGCTGTGAATGCCAATGCTACTTGGGACCTCATTGACCCTGCTGATAAGACAGTAAGAGACTCAGTGCCAGCCCGTGACCTATGGGAACGTCTGATTGAAACACGCTTCCGTACTGGTGAGCCGTACCTTAACTTCATTGATGAGGCTAACCGTCACCTACCACCAGCCATGAAAGAGAAAGGCTTATCCATTCACGGTTCAAACCTGTGCAATGAGATTCACCTTCCGACTTCTGAAGACCGTACAGCAGTGTGTTGTTTGTCTAGTGTGAACCTAGAGCATTACGAACATTGGAAGAACACCACAATGGTGGCTGACCTTATTGAGATGCTTGATAACGTCATCAGCTTCTTCTGTTTCCATGCTCCTAAAGAACTCCGCAAGGCAGTCTTCAGTGCTACTCAAGAACGTAGCTTAGGCTTAGGTGCTATGGGTTTCCACAGTGCACTACAACGTGCAGGTATCCCGTGGGAATCCCCAATGGCTACTTCATATAACACTGATATGTTCACCCATATTAAAGCACAGGCCAAGGCTGCAACAGTCTACCTAGCTCAAGAACGTGGTGCATGTCCTGATGTTGAGGGTGTACGTAACTCACACCTGATGGCTGTAGCTCCTAATGCTAACTCCTCAATCATTGCTGGATGTTCAGCCTCCATTGAACCTTTGAAGTCCAATGCCTTTACTCACCGTACCCGTGTGGGTGCTCACCTTGTTCGTAACCCTTACCTCGATAAGGTCATCAGGGCTGAAGCAAGTGATTGGCATCTGTCCTCTGACAAGTGGATGGAAGAACAGTGGACCTCAATCATTCTCAATGAAGGTAGCGTACAGCACCTAGATTGGATGGATGAATGGCATAAGGAAATCTACAAGACAGCCTTCGAGCTAGACCAGCGATGGGTAGTAGACCATGCAGCAGAACGACAGCCTTACATTTGCCAAGGTCAAAGCGTGAACCTCTTCTTCCCTTCAGGGACTGATAAGGCCTACGTCAACGAGGTACACCTCCGTGCCTTCAACAAGAAACTTAAAGGACTCTATTACTTGCGTACTTCTGCAAGTGCTAAGGCTGACACCATCAGCTTTAAGCCAACCCGTGTAGCTCTCAAAGACTACGCTGTGGATGAAGATGAGTGCCTTGCCTGCCAAGGATAGACCATGAGTCTGTTAACCCCATCACTAGCATACAAACCCTTCTCCTATGCCAGCTTCGTCAATCAAGCAATTGAACATGACAAGCTCCATTGGGGTGAGTGGGAATGTGACTTAAATGAAGATGTAACTCAGTGGAAGTCTGGAAAGATTAGCCCGTCTGAGAAGAACTTCATCACCCAAATCCTTCGGCTATTCACGCAATCTGACGTGATAGTTGGAGGTAGTTATGTGGATGTATTCCTACCCCGTATTAAGAACAACGAAGCAAGGATGATGATGCTGTCATTCGCCCAGCGAGAGACTATTCACATGCGCTCTTACGCTCTTCTCAACGACACCCTTGGATTCCCTGAAGCTGAATACACAGCCTTCCTTGAATACGATGCGATGGCTGAGAAGATTGAGTTCATGCAGAACTTCGACCCAGACACTAAGTCAGGCTTGGCTAAGGCTATTGCTCAGACTGTCTGTAATGAAGGTATGTCCTTGTTCTCTGCATTCGTGATGCTCCTTAACTTCCAACGCTTTGGTAAGTTGAAAGGTATGTGCGAGATAGTTGAATGGTCCATTCGTGACGAGACAATTCACGTTGCTGGTATGACTGAATTGTTTCGTACCTTTATTAATGAAAATCCAGAGGTAGTTACAGATGAGTTCAAGCTCTCTATCTACGAAATGTACCGCACTGCTGTACAGCTTGAAGATAAAGTTATTGATTTGGCGTTTGAACTTGGCGGTGTGGAAGGTCTCACAGCAAGTGAAGTCAAAACTTACATCCGCTACATCGCAGACAGACGATTAGTAAACCTAGGGCTAAAGCCTAATTGGGATATTGAAGAGAACCCACTGCCTTGGCTAGATTGGGTATTAAATGGCGACAGCTTCAAGAACTTCTTTGAAGGTCGCGTAACTGACTACTCAGCAGACGGTATGTCTGGTGACTCATGGGGATGGTAAACATGTCTCGACAAGTGCGTAAGCAAAAACCTAAGCGAGAGATTAAAGAGAAGTTTGAAGAGGAGCGCACACCACGAAGGGCGCTTCACCCTAAGACGCAGACTCAAGCTCGTTACATTGAGGCGATTAACAACTTCACCCAGACCATCAGCTTAGGCTGCGCTGGTACGGGTAAGACATATATCGCTAGTACAATGGCAGCACACTTATATATGAAAGGAACTATCGACAAGATAATCCTGACACGTCCTAACGTGCCTTCATCTAGGTCACTAGGTTCATTTCCTGGGACCTTAGAAGAGAAGATGGCTCCTTGGACTACGCCTGTAGTTGAAGTGCTTAGGAACTGCATGGGTGGGGCGTATGAGAACGCTATCAGACGTGGTGCAATTGTTGTTGCTCCGTTTGAAACCATGCGTGGTTCATCATTCAGTGATGCCTTCGTAATCATGGATGAAGCTCAGAACACAACACCAGAAGAGATGAAGATGTTCACCACCCGTATCGGTGAGAACTGTCGCATCGTAATCAATGGTGATATTAAGCAATCGGATATTAAGTCAGCTAGTGGATTGTCCACAATCATTGACCTTGCTCAACGCTATAACCTCCCAGTGCCTGTGATTGAATTCACCATTGATGACGTTGTTCGTAGTCCAGAATGCAAAATGTGGATAGAAGCATTTGACAAAGCTGGTACTTAAATATAATTGCATTATAAGGAAGTCTTATGACTATTGACAAATTCCCCGTTGTCTCAACTGAGTTAATAAAAGCTCTTAAGGAATTCTTTCCCATCACTGATAGAACTCTGGCTGCATCTCATGATGACATTCAGAAGACTAGAGGTATGTACGACTTAATTAATTTTCTCACTCACGTCAATGACGTACAAACTAACCCCGACTCGGAGTAATAATTATGTGTTTTGGTTCAACACCCAAACCTAATCCACCTGCACCACCACCAGCTGACCTAGCACCTGCTGCCCCACGTATTGGAGCTAATGGTGACGTTGATAACAAACGTGCTCAGAACAACAAGAAGAAGAAAGGCACATCTAGCTTGCGGATTGATTCCCAAGTAGG